AATCGAGGCGGCGGCCACCCCGGCATCCGGTGGCCTCAAGCTGCTCTCGTCTGCAGCCAACGATGCAAAGTTCCAGCTGCAGGCCGCCACCGACCGGCTGGGTATGCTGGGCTCGGTCCTGGGCAAACTTGGCCCGGCCGGCCTGATCGCTGGTGCTGGACTCGCTGCCGTGGGCGTGGGCATCACGGCGCTGGTGCTTCCGGTGGCCAACATCGCCGACGAGCTGGCCAACCTGGCGCAAAAGACGGGGGTTTCGGTCGAAGCCCTGTCGGCACTGACCTATGTGGCCCAGATGTCCGACACCGACTTGCAGGGCCTGGTCAAAGGCCTGCAGCGTCTGTCGGTGGCCATGTTCGACACCCAAGTCCAGGGCGAAGAGGGCAGTGCCGCCCTCAAGGCACTGGGCGTGTCGGCAGTGGATGCGTCGGGTCAAATCCGTCCCACTGAGCAGGTCCTGCTCGACCTGGCCGACAAATTCGCCGACATGCCCGACGGGGCCGACAAGGCGGCACTGGCCATCAAGCTCTTCGGTAAGGAAGGCATGAGCCTGATCCCGCTGCTCAACCAGGGGCGCGCAGGCATCACCGCCTTGATGGAGGAGGCCGAACGCTTTGGGCTGGTCATCAACAGCCAGACCGCGCAAGCTGCTGAACTCCTGAATGACAACCTGGACCGTCTGCGCGCCATGCTCGAAGGCGTGCAGCGCCAGATTGGTGCCGCCGTCATTCCGGTGCTGGCAGACTTCACCGAGCAGGTGATCTTGGCCCAAGGCGAGACCGGCAGTTTCAGCAACGAGCTGCAGCGCATCACTGCCAACCGGGAGGCCACACTTGCGTTTCTGGAATCGGTGGCCTCGGGTCTGGCCTTCATTGCCGAATCGGCGGTGCTGGCCAAGCGTGTGATCGCCCAGCCCTTTGACAGCCTGTCGGTGGTGGGCAAGGACATCGAGACCTGGTTCAAGACCGAGGTGCTCAAGAGTGCCAAGAACTACGGCTTCAATGCCCAGGCGGTGGACGCCGAAATCGCCAAGCTCAAAGCCGCCCGCGACGACTACGTGCGCGCAGCCAATGACCGGCTCTTCAACATCAACCAGAACCCCGGTTATGTGGACCGGGTACAGAAATTCTTCGATGAGCAGCGCCGAACGGTGCGCGTCATGGGCCAGAAGTTCGTGCTGGACACCGAGGCGCAGGCCAAGGAAGTCCAGGCCATCTACGACAAGCTGCTGCCGACTCTGCCGCGCAAGCCCCGCCCGGCGCTGGATCTCTCCGGCTTCGAAAAGCCCCAGCCCGCCGAGAAACTCAACGAAGGCGAAGCCTTCCTGAACCAACTGCGCGCACGCCTGACCCGCACCCAAGACGGTGAAGCCGCTGAGTTGCGCGCCCGCGCGCTGCAGATAGAGGCCAAGGGCTACCAGGGCGTGGCTGCCCAAGCTGAGCAGTACATCCAGGTCCTCGAAGCGATTGAGCGCCAGAAGGAAAAAGACAAAGCCTTCGATGCGTATGAGAAGGAAGAGACCTCCTCACGCAAGATCACCGAAGGCCTGATCGGCAGCAACCGCCAACGGATCGAAGCCCTGCAGTTGCAGCGCCAGATGCTTGACATGACCGATGGAGAAAAGGCTGCCCTGCAAGCCCGCACCGACTTGGAAAAAGCGGCTGCTGCTGCTCGAAAGGAAGCTAACCAGATTGAGGATTCAGGCCTGCGGGCGCAGACCATTGAAGCCATCAACGACGCATTGGCCCGGCAGTTGCCTATCGTGGAAGACCTGGTGCGCGCCAATGGCGAGTACCAGCGCAGCTTTGAATACGGTGCCAAGTCGGCGCTGCGTTCATATATCGACGATGCGACCAACGCGGCCAAGCGCGCCCAGCAAGTCACGGCCAATGCATTCAAGGGGATGGAGACGGCACTGACCCAGTTCGTCATGACCGGCAAGCTGGACTTCAAATCGCTGGCCGATTCCATCATTTCTGACTTGGTGCGCATCCAAATCCAGCGCTCCATCACGCTGCCTCTGGCCAATGCGATGAATGGTGCGATGGCTGGGCTGGATTTGGGCTCGATGTGGGGCAGCCTGTTTCCTTCGGCCCAAGGCAATGTGTTCGAAGGCCCAGCCCTATCGGCCTACCGCAACACGGTGGTCGATCAGCCGACGCTGTTCCCGTTTGCCCAGGGTGCTGGCTTTGCGAGCGTGCCTCGCATCGGCCTCATGGGAGAAAAACCCGGCAGCCCAGGTGAGGCCATCATGCCGCTTGCCCGCATGCGCGATGGCGATCTGGGTGTGAAAGTCCATGGCGGTGGCAGCACCGTCATTGTCAACGTCATCGAGGCCGCTGGCAAAGGCGGTCAGCAACAGCAGCGCACCGACAGCAACGGCAACCAGGTGATCGACGTCTGGGTGGAGCAGATCACGGCCAAGGTCTGGGGCGATGTGGCGCGCGGAGCCGGTCCTGGCCCGGGCGTGCTGGCCAACACCTATGGCTTGAACCGCGTCGCAGGCGCCTACTGATCGGGAGAAAAATATGGCCACCTGGCCCACAACTTTACCCCGGCCCTTGGTCGCGGGTTATGCGATCGCACCCGTGGATGCCACCGTTCGCACCGACATGGAGGCCGGAGCGCCCCGTGTGCGCCGCCGTTCGGCTGCGCGAAACGACCAAGTGAGTATCGCCTGGCGTTTCACCGATGCCCAGATGGCGGCGTTCCGTGCCTGGTTCGATGGCGACTGCGCCAATGGGGCCAGCTGGTTCACGGTGGACCTGAACACCGGAGACGCCGGTTTGCGCTTGGTCCAGGCACGCTTCCTCGGGCCTTGGCAATCTGAGATGCAGCCCGGACCGCGTTGGCAGGTGAGCGCGAAACTGGAGGTTCGTTGATGCCGGATGACACCCTGAGTCTTGCGATCAAAGAGGCTTACGCCAGCGCGCCATCGAATTTGGTGATCCACCACACCCTGGAAATCTGGCACCCAAACTTCACCACGCCAATCCGGGTCGTGCGCGATCACGTGGATCTGACGGCCAAGCTGGAGTCCAGTGCGCCACGCAACGCAGGTCAGTACGTGACCTTTGTGGGCTATGCCTTCGATGTAGTGCCGCCCGAGGTCACGCACACCGCCGTGCCGCAATGTGTGATCGAAATCGACAACGTGAGCCGCGACATCCTGGCCAACGTGGAAGCATCGATGGGAAGTAGTGAGTTGATCACCGTGACCTACCGGGCATTCCTGTCCTCAGATCTCACGGCACCGCAGAACAACCCACCGCTCACGCTCACTGTGATGTCGATTTCCGCCACGGTGTTTCGGGTGCGTGCCACCTGTGGGTTTCCGAACCTCGCCAACCGGCGGTTTCCTGGCCTGGATTACACGGCCGAAGTATTTCCTGGACTGATTGCGCAATGAACCCTTCAAACCATGATGACAGCGCACAGCACTGGGCCAGCCAGTACATTGGTCTGCCCTGGGTGGCGGGCAGCAGTGACTGCTGGTCGTTTGCACGTCGTGTCTGGCGTGAACGATTTGGCTGGGATGTGGCGGCCATTGATGTGGATGCGACCAGTCGCTTGGCCTCGCTGCGTGCCTTTGGCGATCACCCGGAATACGGCTATTGGCATAGCGTGAGAGAACCACGTGAAGGCGATGCCTGCCTGATGGGCAAGTCCGAACGCCCGAGCCACATTGGCATCTACCTGCAGGCCAATGGGGGTGGTGTGCTGCATTCCCTGGAAATCGCCGGGGTTGTATTCACCCCGGTGGCCGCGTTGCCCAGCGTGGGCTTGAGGGTGCTGTCATGGCATCGACGGCGCTGATTTCACCCAGCCAGCCGTTCGCCCACAGCATCACCGTCCGCAATCCGTTCCATCCGCACCAGGACCGCCAGATCATGGCGATCCCGGGGCCGGTGCCCCTGCGTGCGCTGGTGCCTGAGATGGATCAGCCCATCCTGGTATTGCGAAACGGCGAAGCGCAATTGCGGGCCACATGGGACCAGCCGGTACGCTGCGGGGACCTGATCGCCATCATCGTGTTGCCGCAAGGTGGTGGCGGTGGTGGGTCAAACCCCCTGCGTATGGTGCTGATGCTGGCGGTGATGGTGTATGCACCCATGCTGGCCAGCAACTTGGCCTGGGCAGGGGTGTCTGCGGGCAGCATCGGTTCGGTGGCGGCCTTCGACGCCTTCGTCTCGGTGGCCACCGCTGGTATCACCATGGCAGGGATGGCGCTGGTCAATGCGGTGATCCCGCCACCCAAGCCCACCACCGCCCAGCAAGCCGCGAGCCTGGCGGCGCCGTCGCCAACTTACAACCTGCAAGCGCAGGGCAACATGGCCCGGCTGGACCAAGCCATTCCGGTGCAGTACGGACGGGTCTGCGCCTACCCGGACTTCGCCGCGCAGCCCTATGTGGAATACGCTGGCAACGAGCAGTATCTGTACCAGCTGTTATGCCTGGGTATGGGCGAGTACGCGATTGAAGCGATCCGCATCGAGGACACGCCCGTCGCGAACTTTGCTGAGATCGACTATGAGGTGATTCCACCCGGTAGCGCGATCACCAAGTTCCCAACCAATGTGGTCAGTTCGGTAGAAGTCTCTGGCCAGGAGCTGGCTGGCAGCATCGTCGCCACCTACACCCAGTCCGGCACGACGATCACGGTCACGCTGAACGCTCATGGGTATGCCGTGGGCCGGGTGCTGTACCTGGATGTCACGTCTGGAACTTCAGTCGATGGCGCTTACACCATTGTCACGGTGCCCAGTGCAAACACCTTCACGGTGACGGCTGCCAGCAGTCTAGCGACCAGCGGAAACGTCACCCTGCAGCACTACATCGGCGGTTTCGTGGCCAATGCCGCTGGCACCCAGGCCAACACCCTGGGGCTGGACTTTATCCTTTCGCGCGGTCTGTATGAGGCACAAAACGATGGAAGTCTGAGGGAGCTGAGCCTGTCGGTCGCCATCGAGGCCCGCACACTGAATGACCAAGGCGTGGCCACGGGCAACTGGGTGTTGTTGGGCAACAAGACCTATACCGCCAAGACCACCACGCCGCAGCGCAATTCCGAGCGTTTCATGGTCACCGGTGGCCGCTACGAAGTGCGTGTGCGACGCCTGGATGCCAAGCAGACCGACACGCGGTTTGGTCATGAAATTCTCTGGGGTGGTCTGCGGGCCTACCTGCCCGAGACGCGGACCTTTGGCAATGTGACCTTGATTGCGATGCGCATGCGTGCGTCCAACAACCTCTCGGCTCAGGCCTCGCGCAAGATCAACGTGGTCTGCATCCGCAAGCTGCCGGTGTGGAATGGCAGCAGTTGGTCATCGCCCGTGGCCACACGCAGCATCGCCTGGGCGCTGGCTGACGCCTGTCGCAACACCACCTACGGGGCCAAGTTGCCCGATGCGCGCTTGGATCTGGCCGGGCTGAAAGCGCTGGATGCGCTTTGGGCCAGCAGGGGCGACGAGTTCAACGCCCGGTTCGATTCGGCGCTGAACTTCTGGGAGGCGATCACCAAGATCGCGCAGGCGGGCCGTGCCAAGCCCTACATGCTCGGCGGCATCATCCGGTTTACCCGTGATGGCGCTCAGAGCCTGCCGGTGGCCATGTTCTCGATGCGCAACATCGTGCGTGGCAGTTTCGGCGTGGAGTACCTGCTGCCGTCGGACGACATGGCCGATGCGGTGGAGGTGAGCTACTGGGACGCCGAGGTCTGGGCCACACGCCGTGTGACAGCCAAACTCACTGGCAGCACAGCCGCCAAACCCGCCCGAATCGAGCTCTTCGGTGTCACCAGTCGCCAGCAGGCTTACCGAGAAGGGCTGTACCAGGCGGCCAGCAACCGATACCGCCGCCGATTGGTGAAATTCACCACCGAGATGGAAGGCTTCATCCCGGCGTTTGGCGACCTGATCGCTATCCAGCACGACATGCCCGCCTGGGGCCAATTCGCCGAATGTACGGTGTGGAATGCGGCGAGTCGGACGCTGACCGTCTCGGAACCCATGACCTGGAGCACGGGCACTCACTACGTGGGCCTGCGCACCAAGACCGGTGGGGTGGATGGCCCGTATGCAGTGACAAGGGGTGCGACCGACAACGAACTGGTGTTCGCCGTGGCGCCCACGCTGCTTCCCTACACGGGCGCCGACTACGAGCGCACCCACATCGCCTTCGGTTGGGGTGAGACCTGGCGGCAGATGGCCAAAGTGATTGCGGTGCGCCCGCGCGGTCTGCACCAGGTCGAAATCGAGGCGATCAATGAGGATTCGTCGGTGCACAGCGCCGATCAGGGTGTGACAGCCCCGCCGGTGGTGACGAGCCAGTTGACCACGCTCTACACCACGCCGCTGATCGCTGACCTCACCCTTCGATCTTCCACCACCGACAACAGCAAGGCCTTATTGACCTGGACGCCCGCACCGGGCGCAGAGACCTACCAGATCGAAATGGCAGCGGGCAGCAACCCCTACGCCGCCAACCTGGTCTGGACCCGGGTGGGGGAAACCTCAGCCAACAACTTCGCGGTCACATCCCTCTATGGCGCGCAAACCCTGATCCGGGTGCGAGGCGTGGGTATGACCGCAGGGCCGTGGGTCGCGCTCTTCTACGGCAGCAGTGCCGATTACATGTGGATCAGTGACGCCCAGCTGATGTGGCAGACCGATGCAGCGTCACCGATGTGGCGCTATTGACCGATCACCAAAACTCAAAAAAGGATCAACGATGAGCGCCCCGAAGTACGACATCCAGCTGGCGCAAGGGGAAACCTTTTACACGGCACTCACGCTCGATGAGGGCGGGGCGGTGATGGACCTGACGGGCTATGTCTTTGAAGGCCAGATCCGTGCCACGCCGGAAGACCCAACCGTACTGGCGAGCTTTGGTTTTGATGAAAGTCGGCTAGCCAGTGGCACGGTAGCCATCACCTTGCCCGCGTCGGTCACCAGTGCCTTGCCGGTGCGCGCCTGCGTGTACGACCTGTTTATTACCAGCCCGGCAGGGATTCGCACCCAACTGCTCAAGGGCAGTGTGCTGGTGTCCATGCGGATCACGCGCGAGTGAGGCTGGAGTGACCCATGGCCATCCGCATCTCCATCACCACGCCGCGCCAGCCGGGCGTCACGGTGCAAACCGGCACCCAGACCGTGCGCGTGCAGCCGCAAGGCCAGCGCACGGTGCTCACCAATATCGGTGTGCCGGGTCCAACCGGCCCCAAGGGGGACAAAGGCGATCAAGGCGTGCTTGACCCCAACGCCGTGATCGACGCTGGTTACTTCTGAATCCCCGACTTACATATCAAGGAGCGATTTCATGCCCCAAACCCTACAGATCAAACGCTCGACCACCACCGCCACGCCACCCACATTGGCCGTGGGCGAATTGGCCTGGTCCGAGGTTTCTGAGAACTTGTTCATTGGCGAAAGCGGGAACGTTGTTGCGGCTATCGCAGGGCCAGGTACTTTTGCTCGCAAGGCAGACAGCCTGGCCATTACCGGGGACGTGTCCGGCACCGGAACTGTGTCCGCCGGTGTGGCGGTGGCTTTGCCAGCGACTGGTGTCACCGCTGGCAGCTACGGCAGTGCCACCCAGCTTGGCCAGTTCACGGTCGATGCCAAGGGTCGATTGACGGCTGCGGCCAATGTGTCGATCACCCCGGCCTGGACCTCCATCACCGGCAAGCCGACCACGCTGTCAGGCTACGGCATCACCGATGCCTTGGGCCTGACCACCGCAGCGCCCAGTGCCCTGGCAACCAGTGCGTCGGTCGGTACCGCCACCACCGCAGCTCGAGCGGATCACGTCCACGCTTTGCCCACGCCGGCAGCGATCGGTGCTATCGCCACCACGGCCATTGGTGCGGCCAACGGCGTGGCGGGTCTGGGTGCCGACGGCAAAGTGCCGACCTCACAGTTGCCTGCGGTCGCCATTGGTGGCATGAATTACCAGGGCACCTGGAACGCCAGCACCAACACGCCCACCATCCCGACGGCCACAAGCAGCAACAAAGGCTTCTATTACAAGGTGGCCACGGCCGGTGCCACCAATGTCAGCGGCGTCACCGACTGGCAGGTGGGCGACTGGATCGTCAGCAATGGATCTGCCTGGGACAAGATCGACAACACCGATTCGGTCTCCAGCGTCAACGGCGCCACCGGTGCAGTGACCATCAGCACCATCACCGGCAATGCGGGTACCGCCACCAAGCTCTTGACGGCGCGCACCATCGCCATGACGGGTGATGTGAGTTGGACGTCCGCCGCCTTTGATGGCTCGGCCAACGTCACGGGTTCTGCCACCTTGGCCAGCACCGGTGTGACGGCGGCCAGTTACGGCGCTGGCGCCTTGATTCCGACCTTCACGGTGGATGCAAAAGGCCGGCTCACTGCAGCGGGCACCACCACCAACACCCCTGCCTGGTCCAGCGTGACGGGCAAGCCCACGACGCTGGCGGGCTACGGCATCACGGACGCCTTGTCCACGAGCGCTGCTATCGACGGCGGCACGTTCTGAAATTTCTTCAACCCCTCTGTTTAGAGAAAAGGAGGCCTGTTTATGGCTCAAGTGATCAAAGTCAAGCAGTCGTCGGTGGCGGGCAAGGTGCCCACCACGGCGCAACTCCAACTGGGCGAGTTGGCGCTCAACACGACCGACGGCAAGCTCTACTTCAAGAAGAACGTCAGCGGGACAGAGTCCATCGTGACGGTCTCGGCTTCAACGACTTCTCAGGGTGCCAATACCTTGATGTGGACGCAGTGACAAGGAGACGCACATGCCAGCCTTACCACCGATTTCTAACTTCACGGGCTCCACAGTCACCGAGGGTCAGTTCAAAACGGCGCTGAACGATTTGCGCGCCTACCTGGCAGGACTGCTTGGGACAGACGGAAACGCAGCCACCGCGCTGGCCACCCTGGGTTCTCTGGGGTCTGGCTACGTCAGCAAAACAGCGACCTATACCGTGGTTTCAAGCGACCGGGGCCGGATGATCGACTGCAGCGGGACATTCACGCTGAACTTGACCGCTGCCGCCACGCTGGGTGCGGGTTTCACCATCGCTGTGCGCAATTCAGGCACCGGTGTGGTGACTTTGGATCCCAGTGGAGCCGAGTTAATCGATGGGGTCGCCACCGTGACGCTCGCACCGGGCGAAGCCTACGACCTGTATTGCACCGGAACTGCCTGGAGATCATCCGGGCGAGTGCTCACCACATCCTTTGCCACAGACGAATACGTCAAGCAGAGTTTCAGCCTGTTCCAGACGTTCAGCTCGCTGGCATCCGGAGCCAGCCGCTCGATTGGCTCGCCGAGCTACATGATCTGGTCGAGTTATTCCAACACGCAGTGGTCCCGCGGCACTTATTACACGAACATGTTCTACATGGCGTCGCAGGGCAAGAGCACCGTGCAGGTCAATGTGGGCAACTGTCGGCACACGATTTGGAACTACAGCACCACCAAGTCGATGCAGATCAATTTGACAGCGGTGATCAACTTCGCGGCTGACGACACCTACGGGTTTCAGATCCGCCAAAACGGCTCCATCGTCGGCACCTATGGCACGTACTCGGCCCGGGGCGTGCAGACCTACAACTTTGGCACGTTCACAGTGCCGCCCAACAGCACGGTGACGTTTGACCTGTATGGCTCGATTTTGAGTGGGTCGAGCGGCGACTCGATCTATGTGAACTCGTTCACGGCCACTTACAACCAGTTCGTTTGAGGAGGAGTGATGCAACGACTTTATTTCAATTTCCAAAAAGGGGATGTCCGGCTCGTGCCCCTGGCGGACTGTCCTGCGATCGAGGACGAAACCAGCTTCCCGAATGCGGACATTCCAGACGACGTGACCATGGAGATGGTCAGCTTCAAAGCGGTTGACGGTCGTCTTGATCCTGTCATCACGTACCCATCCATACCCATCACATCAGAGCCACAACCAGGAGGTATCAATGGCCAGCCCTAAATCCCCACCTAAATCTCAGTTGAGCCTGATCAGCAACCTCTGGATCAAGCTGATGACTTTTGAAAAAGCTGGTGACGCCAACGAGGGGCACAAGCACCTGTTTGATCACCCCACCTTGCTGGTCAAGGGGCGGCTTTTGGTGAATGTGGATGGCGCTGTGTCGGAGTTCACCGCGCCTCACATCATCTTCATTGCCCGCAACAAGACCCACACCCTCACCGCGCTGGAGGAGGGCACTGTTGCCGCGTGTATTCACGCCTTGCGTGATGGCGAGCGGGTGGAGGACATCGTCGATCCCGCCATGATTCCGGCGGGCATCAATCCCAACCACCTGCCCGGCTTCATCAAGCCGCTGGCCAAGGCCGATCACTTCGCCTGAAGCAAAGACCCGTTATTTACGCCCGCCTGGAGAGATCCAGTGCGGGCATTTTGCATTTTGGAGACCCAACCATGGAGAACGCACAAGAACTTGGTTCGCCGCAGCCCATCACCCTGCGCCCTGAAGATCTGGACGATCTGCTCACCCGCGCTGCCGAACGCGGTGCCGAGCGCTGCCTGGCCCACCTCGGCCTGGAAAACGGCCACGCTGCGCGTGACATCCGCGAACTGCGCGACTTGCTCGAAGCCTGGCGCGAGGCACGCCACACCGCCTGGCAAACCATCATCAAGGTCGCCACCACCGGGCTATTGGCCGTCATCCTGGTGGGGGCTGCCATCAAATTGAAGATCATGGGAGGCACGCAATGAAGCCCCTGCCAATATCTCTGCCCACCCCCAGCCTACTTGCCAACTGGCCCCGCGTGCTGCGCCAGGCCTGGAGCATCCGCTTCTCGCTGCTGGCAGCGTGCTTCACGGCAGTCGAGGTGGTGTTGCCCTTCATGGGCGACATCCTGCCCCGGGGCCTGTTCGTGCTGCTGGCCTTTGCCGCCAGTCTGGGCGCCACCGTGGCGCGCCTGGTGGCCCAGCCCAAGATGCATGAGGTGGAGCCATGAGGCGCCCCCGCACCACCGTCGCTGCGCTGGGCCTGTCGGCCGCCGCACTGGTGGCCCTGGTGCTGCACGAGGGCTACCTACTCACCCCCCAGGGCATTGCCGAAAAAGTGGCACTGACCAGCCGTTTCCTGAAACGGAAGATGGAAGAGTACGAGGCGCTGAAAAATGAAATCGAGAACCTTAAGGCTGACTTTGAGTCAATCGAAAATATTAAAATCAATAGTAAAAGATAAAAATTTCAACAGACAAGAGCAAAAGATTCGAGCCTTTTGGCGTGACGTATTGCTGAAGCCAGTAATAGAAAATAGGTCCATATCAATGAAAAACTCCGAAAGAAAAAAAACTGTCTCGTCAAACACATTGGTATTAAACGAGGTGAGATATATTGATCAGTTGATAAAAAACTTACTCGATGCCAACGTAGACGAAATAGTCATTTTAGACGGAGGTAGTCAGGATGGTACATGGGAAAAAATTTGTTATTGGGCTAAGGAAACAAACAAAATTTTGCCTATCCAATGGCCTCAGCGTCCAGGAAGCGAGTACAAAGCCGGTTTCAACGAGGTTGGAAGACGTAATCTCATGATTGAAGCGAGCTCAAGCGATTACATACTCTATATTGATGCGGATGAGCGCGTTGCGTTGAATTTTGCGGACACTATTG